AATGTCAACTGAAGATGATCTAGTTAAGCATCTTGATCAAGTTAATCAAGTAGTAGAAGAATACCTAAAGGGAAATGACCCTACGGTAATTTCTAAACAACTAGACATCCCAAGGACTAAAGTAGTAACACTTATTAATGAGTGGAAGGTTATGGCGTCTGCTAATGATGCTATCCGTGCTCGTGCCAAAGAAGCACTGGCTGCTGCAGACACACACTACAGTAAATTAGTTTCTCGTACATACGAAGTTATTGATGAAGCATCAATGACTAATAACCTTAGCGCAAAGACTGCTGCAATTAAACTTGTAATGGATATTGAATCTAAAAGAATTGATATGCTACAGAAGGCTGGCTTGCTTGAGAACAAAGAACTTGCAGAAGAAATGGTTGAGATTGAAAGAAGACAAGAAGTTCTGGTGGGAATTCTTAGAGATATAGCGTCAGAACATCCAGAAGTAAGAGACATTATCATGCAAAGACTATCTGCTATTGCAAAGCAAAACGAAGTAGTAACGATTGTATCTGAATCAATTAGTGAGCAGTAATGGCAAACTTTGATGATTTTTTAGAAGTTCTTAAAAGTAATCACTTTGAAGAAACCCCAGTAGATGCAAAGACTTTTGTTGAGTCTCCAGACTACCTTGGCCAACCACCTTTGTCTGATATTCAATATGACATTGTTGAGGCTATGAGTCAGATTTATCGTAAAGAAGATTTGATAGATATAATGGGGGAAGAAAAAGGATCAAGGTACTACGATAAGTACACAAAGAATGAAATCATCCTGCAACTTGGCAAGGGATCTGGAAAAGACTTCACATCAACCGTAGCATGTTCATATATAGTATATAAACTATTATGCCTAAAAGACCCTGCAAAGTATTTTGGAAAGCCCTCTGGAGATGCTATTGACCTTATCAATGTTGCTATTAACGCACAACAAGCAAAGAATGTTTTCTTTAAAGGTTTTAAATCTAAGATTGAAAAGTCCCCATGGTTTGCTGGAAAGTATAATGCTAAGGCAGACTCAGTTGAGTTTGATAAATCAATTACTGTTTATTCTGGTCACTCAGAAAGAGAATCACATGAGGGTTTGAACTTGCTACTTGCAGTACTTGATGAGATTTCTGGTTTTGCATCTGAGGTTGGAACAGGTAACGAACAAGGAAAGACTGCAGACAACATTTACAAGGCTTTCCGTGGATCAGTAGACTCTCGTTTCCCAGATCTAGGTAAGGTTGTTTTGCTTTCATTTCCAAGATATCCAGGCGACTTTATTTCAGAAAAGTATGATGCAGTAATTGCTGAAAAAGAATCAGTTGAAAAAACACATGAGTTTATAATTAATCCACTACTCCCAGACACAGATCCAGATAATAAGTTTCAAATTTCGTGGGACGAAGATCATATAATTTCATACAAGTACCCAGGAGTATTTGCACTAAAGAGACCTACATGGGAAGTAAACCCTACTCGCAAGATTGACGACTTTATGATTGCATTTATGACAGACCTTGGTGATGCCATGATGCGCTTTGCATGCGTACCAACTTTTGCTTCAGATGCATTCTTTAAGCAGGCAGAAAAAGTAAGAGCCTGTATGACATTAAGAAACCCAATAGATAACTTTAAAAGATTTGATGAAGCCTTTAAGCCAGATCCAACTAAGAAATATTATGTTCATGCTGACCTTGCACAGAAGCATGACAAGTGTGCTGTAGCAATTGCACATGTAGAAAAATGGGTAAACATACAAGTAATCAATAACTACGAACAAGTAGCACCAATCGTAGTAGTAGATGCAGTAGCGTGGTGGGAGCCAAAGGTTGAAGGACCAGTAAACCTATCTGAAGTTAAACAATGGATCCAAAACCTTAGAAGGATAGGGTTTGATATTGGCATGGTTTCGTTTGACCGTTGGCAGTCATTTGATATTCAAAATGAATTAAAGCAGGTTGGAATGAAAACTGATACTGTTTCTGTTGCCAAGAAGCACTATGAGGATATGGCTATGCTCGTGTATGAGGAAAGACTTGCTATGCCTGCAATTGATTTATTATTTGATGAACTAACCCAGTTAAAGATTATGAAAAATGATAGAGTTGACCATCCACGCAAAAAGTCAAAGGACTTGGCTGATGCTGTGTGTGGTGCTATTTTTGGGGCTATATCTTATACCCCTAAAAATACAGACACTGAGGTAGAGGTTCATACTTTTAGGGATAGACCTAAGCGAGTTGACGAACTACCTGAGAACGTGATACAATATAAACCTAGCCAGATAGAAGAAATAAAAGACTACCTGGACAGACTAAAAACACTATAAAACAAGGAGAAATAAATTAAATGAACTCATTTAAGAAAATCGCACTAGCCATGGTTGCAGCCATGACTTTGGGCACAATCGTAGCAACACCTGCAAGTGCTGCTGTAATGACAGTCGCTGTATCATTAGATTCTGTAGCAAACACTACAAACTCTTCTATTGCTACACCTGCTGCATTGCCAGTACCCGCAGATAACACAGTTGACGCTGCAGACGCACTTAAGTTCGTCGCAACAGTTGACACAGGAACATCGGTTTCTGTTACAACAACAAACGCAACAATCGTGTCTGCACTACACACAACCGCTGCACCAGTAGGAGCAACATCAGGATCTTCATCTTTGACAATTGCAACTGGTACAGGAACAACTGCAACATTTTATGTCTACACAAAGACAACAGCAATTGGCACAGTTGTAATCAACAACCAGGGAACAACCCTTACATACTATGTACAGGGAACTGCTGGCAAGATTAATACTCTTACAGTCTCTGCACCTGCCACAGGTGCTGCTGGTACAAAGCAAGATATCACAGTAACTGCAACAGATACATTTGGAAACAAAGTATCTGGTAAGTCAATTACTGCAACAGTATTTGCTGCAACAGCAACACTAGACACAGCAACAGCAACCACTGGTGCTACGCTTTCAGATTTTGGAGTTGCAAAGTTTGTTGCAACACTTCCAGCAACTGGAACACGCTCATTAATTACATTCAGCCCAACAACTGCTGCAGATGCAACAACTGCTGATGTAGTAGGTCTTCCTGCTCGTGCATTAGCACCGTTTGCAGAAATCACAGTCCGTGATCTAGTATCAGAACTTGCTGCACAGACTGCTGCTAAGGATGCAGCACTTGCTGCTAAGGCTGCTGCAGATGCTGCATTAGTTAAGGCAACAGCAGAGCACACTGCTCTAATTGCTGCTAAGAATGCTGAACTTGCAAAGTTCAAGGATGATACAACAACCGCAGTTGCTCAGGCAAAGGCTGTTGCAGATGCTGCTATTGCAGCAGAGAAGGCTGCTTCTGCTAAGGCACTTGCAGATGCAAAGGTAGCATCAGATGCTGCTCTTGCTGCTAAGGATGCACAGATTGCTAAGTTAACAGCAGATAACGCTGCTGCACTTGCTTCTTTGAAGAAGTCATTCAATGCACTTGCTACAAAGTGGAACAAGAAGAATCCAAAGGCTAAGGTTGCTTTAGTTAAGTAATTAGTCCAACACTAAAGGGGTTATCAATTGTGATAGCCCCTTTTTTGTGCAATAAAATGATATAATAACCCTATCAGACATTAGTCTGCAAGGGGGAAAGGCAAATAAAACGCTTAACAAGAATAGTAACAGCCACTTTATTGGCCTTTGGATGGCTTCTAATAGCCCCTACAGAGGCCAATCCTAACGATCCCATATCAGTTGCTGCTCAAGAAATACAAGACCTTAAAGACAGCGTAGATGACCTTGGGTATAAAGATCAGTTCAATAGCCTTATTGATATAGCAGAAAATAAATATAACTTTGCCGTTGATGCTAAACAGGATAGGGACGATGCCTATGCTGCACATACCAATGCCCTATCTGCAGAAACCACGGCACTTGAAGAAAAAGACTTAGCCCAAACAGCAGTAGATGGACAAACAGTAACGGTAGCCACAGCACTAGAAAATAAAAATGATGCACAAGACGCCCTTGACATAGCAAATATAAATCTATCTACAGCACAAGCATCTGTGCAGGGTGGTGTAGGACTTGAGTATACCGTTTATCATCTATTAAGAAATGGTAGCGTAGCGATACCTGGATCTGTTATATGTACTGGCACATGGAATTCAAGTTCAATGAACCTTCCAGTTTGCGGATACTATGAAAATATTATCGTTAAGTTTACTGGAGTAATTACGGTGCCATCACACTGGACCTCGACATATTTTGCAGGGTACACAGATGATGGATTTAGAATGTATGTTAACGGAAACCTTGCTGTTAATAACTGGGTAGAGCAAGGAACAACATGGAGTCCATATTCTCCAGTGTACGATGTTAGTGAAGACAAGACTTTAGATGTAGAGATATGGTGGTATAACGGTGGAGGCCCAGGATCCTATCATCTTGGATGGGCAATTCCTGGAGGTTGGACTGGAGCAGGTTGTGATTATACTGGTGGATGGGGTGTAGGTTTTAGTTGTAATCTTAATACATTCTCCCATGGCACACAAGCAAGTCAAGAACAAGTTAATGCATATAATGCTGCCCTTGTTGCAAAGACCTCAGCCCAAGCAGTATACAATGACAAACTAAATGTTTACAATCAGGCAGTTTCAACACTGAACACATACAACCAAACCTTGACAAGTAAAACTAACAACTATAATACTGCCGTAACAAACACAGCAACTGCACTACAGAACAAAGAAAATGCAGAAGATGAATATGATCAGTCAATAGTTGATCTTAATAGTGCCATTGAAGATGCATGGGAATATTATTATGAGCAGGCACAACGAGAACTTAATGCTGCTATTGCTCAAGCAGCAGCCAATGCTGCAGCCAATCAGCCTACACCAGAACCTTCACCAGAGCCTACTACAGAACCAACTGAAGAGCCAACTCCTGATCCTACAGATGAGCCAAGCCCAGAACCTTCTACAGAGCCAACTGAAGAACCAATAGAAGAACCTACACCAGAGCCTTCTCCAGAGCCTACAGTAGATCCTACAGATGAGCCTACACCTGAACCTACCCCAGAGGTTACACCAGAGCCAGAACCAACTGAAGAGCCAGTTGCAGAGCCTACTGAAGAGCCTACCCCAGAACCATCGCCAGAGCCTGGACCAGAACCAGAGCCAGAAGAGAATCCTTGGACTGAGCCAGATGTAGAAATTGAAGATGAAGTTTTAGCAGCACTTGTTCCTGAAAAAGGAACTGGAACATCAGAAGATCTATCTGGAGTTATTGCTAACCTTACAAGCAAGGATAACAAATTAGTTATTCTTTCCCCTGAACAAATAACAGCAGTTAGCCAAACACTTAAAGCATTGACTCAAGAAGCAAAGCAGGAGGTTGCAGAAGATCTTGGTATTAAGGTCTCAGAAGTTGCACAGATTGCTGAGCAGATGAAGTCTAATCCAGAACTTGCTTCAGCATTTGTTGAGTTTGGTGATAGAGCAGAATCTGCAGGGGATACACCAATGCCCTTTACATTAGCAGATGCAGTAACAGAAGTACAAACAGAAGCATTCTTAGCAGACCCACTTGGAGCAGTCTTTGCAGTGGACCCAGTAGAACTCCTATCTAATTTCTCTGAGTTAGGTATGGATATGACAGACGATCAGAGAGAGAAAGCGCAAGAAGTAATTGTCCCAGTGATCATCGTATCACAAATTGCAGGGGCAGTCATAAGGAGGAACAAATGAAGATAATCAATAAAGCAATTAACCTTTTAGGTAAACTACTAAAGGGATTAGTTAAATGGTTTAAAGACGCAGGAATGGAATTAATTGCACAGGCATTCACCCTCCTTGGCTTCTTTATCGCATGGTTAACCCTAACAGGATCAGCCAGAGATATTGTTGGTATTGCAGTACTTGCAACAACAGTAATTTGGTTAATTACAATACCGCTAAGAAAGGAGGACTAAAATGAAAGATAAATTAATGTGGGTCATAACCCTAGGCATACTTGGCTTTATTGGCTTAGTAGTTCTTGGTGAATATGCCTCAATGCTCTTACAGCAATCTTCAACGGGTGAAAAATTTGGAACCAATGAAGATGCTATCGCTTTAGTTCAAAATGCCTTAGTAGGTCTAATTGGAATTATTGGCGGATATTTCGCTGGGAAAGGAGATAAATAATGGCAACTAAAAAGGTAGTAGAGGCCCCTAAAAAAGAGAGCCCACAAAAAGCCCTTTCTAATATATTAATGCGTATCGTAGCAGTGTTTGCTGCTTCTGGTCTATCAGTACTTGGTGCTGGTGCCGTAGTAGGAATTGATACCCTTCAGGCAGTAATGCTCGCAGGTCTGCTTGGTGTAGCAAGTGTCATTGAGAGGCTTGCAAGAGCCTTCTTAGACGATGGAAAACTCACATTAGCAGAGATTAATGATGCGTTTAAAACGGTAGACAAAAAGGCTAATTAGTCATTATTGACCCTAGTTGACAGCCCCTTCAGGTGGATGGTATACTTAATCATACCTATCTGGAGGGGCTTTCGCATGACCTGTATTGCTGTAGTAAAACACGAAGGTAAAGTATATATGGCTGGAGATCGTGGGGCATCTGACGATAATACTATTCTATCACTTGATGCGCCAAAGGTTTGGAAGATAGGTCCATATCTTATTGGATATGCTGGTGCAATGGACGGAGAAAGAATCCGTTATAATTTTAAACCAACAGCACCCAACCTTAAAGACACAGACAAATTTATGCAGACTAAGTTTGTTAAAGAACTTCGTGATTTTTATAACGAGTTCTGGGTTGATACATCCAAAGACGGAGACCTAGGATTAATTGTTGCAATTCGTGGAGAAATATATGAACACAGTTCTGGGGATATGTCTTTATCTAAATATACAGTTCCATATCTAGCCATGGGCTCTGGAGCAGAGTATGCGTATGGGGTTTTGTATGCCACAGACAAACAAAAAAATGCAAGAAATAGAGTTCTTCAGGCAGTTAATGCAGCCATAAAATTTAGCCCATCCTGCATGGGTCCAGTTGACATTGTCAGTGCTTAGGAGTATAATTATTATATGCTAGAAGAAATAGATCACGATGAGTTTACTATATGGTTGGAAAACGGTATAGATAGAGGGTGGATTACAGAACCGTTCTGTAACACCCATGATGGAGATCCATACATGACTGCTGAAGAACAGCAGGAGTGGGAAGACGGTGGAGATCCATGTCAAGTAGTTTTTAAAATAAAAGAATAAACAAACAACAAACAAAGGATAAAATAAATGAAGAAAGCACTACTAGCACTACTATCAGCAGTACTTGTAATCACAGCAATTCAGCCAGCACAGGCACAAGATGAAAGAGTCTTAGCGATTATTGACTCTGCCATCAATTCTAATAACTTCCCTCAAATTATTCACGAGGTCTGCTTTACAACTGTAAAGTCAAAGATTGTTTCTCAAAACATGTCTTGCCCTAACGGAGAACTGTTTATGGAAGGCAAGGGTGCAGCATCTGCTCCATGGCCAAAATCAATTAACAACGCTACCTACCATGGTGATTCAATGGTTAAGGCTGCTCTCACTGTTGATCCAAATCTAAAGATTGTTTTTATTAGATTTAATGATGTTACATCCCTTGGAAATTCAAGGGGAGATGCAAGAGCCTTGGCACTAGCATTTGACTGGGTATCAAAGAATGCATCTAAGTATAGTATCGATGCTCTTTCAGTCAGCCAGTCCTCAGTAAGCGCAAACAACCTTAAACTATGCACAAATGATACAGTTACTGTGAATGCAGTAGCATCTTTAAATGCAAACAACATTCCAGTGTTTGCTGCAACAGGCAATGATCGACGCAAAGATGTTGTAGGATTTCCTTCATGTGTTAATGGAGTAATTGGTGTGGGAGCATTGGGCAACGCAACACAACTAGAAGGACTGACAAACACAGGTCCTGGACTTGATATGGTTGCTCCTGGCAAGGTTCGTATCACCAAGTACAATGGTTCTCCAACAGATACTGCTGGAAGTTCTGTGGCAACTGCAGTTTCTGCAGCCTCGTATGTAAATCGCAATACCTTTAGTACCTTTGGAGAGTATTTATCTTCTCTTTCAAAGATTGTAATAGGGTCTGCCTCTTACATTCGTAATTAAACATCAGTCCTGGGTATGACTAAAACTGCCCTTAAAAACATGTTATAATAAAATCATGAAATCAATCTATGATATTCCTCTAAACTCAGCAGAAGGCACCCCAAACCACCTTGAACAATACAAAGGCAAGGTTACACTGGTAGCAAATACCACAGTCGGTTGCGGTAACGCCAACCAACTAGAAGTTTTACAGATGCTTCAAGATAAGTATAACAGCGAAGATTTTGAAATAATTGCTATACCAACAAACGACTACTGCGGTCCAGGAGTTACCAAAGGAAGATGGTCACAAGGAATTACTTGTGGTTTAGATTCAAAAGCCTACGGGGAAGAAATTTACAATACAACCTTTAAGTACTCAGAGATGGTTTCTTCGGTTCCTCATGAGTTACTAAACGAAGTGTTAGAGAACGGACTTAGCGCTGGAACTAACGGACTAGGACAACCAACACTACCACCTCACGAAGTATATGCAGAAATTTCATCACAGATGAAAATGTTACAGTTAATGAGAGATTCTTTAGAAGATGGGAATGTTGAAGGAAAATTTAAATCACCTTGGCTAAACATTGGATTTTATGATGGAGTTCAAATGGGTGGCAATTATGAGAAGTATTTGATTGATAAGGACGGCTATGTTATGAAACATTTTACATGCACAGTCTTAAATTATGACATAGAAAAAACCTTAAAAGAGGCTCTAATTGCAGAAGGAAAGAACCCAGCGATGGGCTCTGACAGATCTCCAGAAATCTTTGAAGAAGAGTTTGCCTTTGTTTGTTCTGAAATTGAAAAGGCTATTGCGGGAGCAAGATCTGCCCTTAATCCATCCTTAGCAAAAATATAATACACACTTATTGACAGACACACCTTGTTCTGCTATAATATATGTATGCTACATTAACAAGGAGGAAGCATGTCGGTAAAAGGTTCGGTAGAAGCAATTATTGAAGTTGCAAAGAAAGAAGTAGGAACTATTGAAGGTCCTAAAGATAATGAAACAAAATATGGTAAGTGGACTGGTGTTAATTTCCAACCATGGTGCCAATCATTTGTTTCTTGGTGTGCATTTACATCAGGATTAAATCCAAAGAAGTATCCAAAGTCTGCATCAACCGTTGCAGCATCTGATTGGTTTAAGAAAAATGATCGTTGGGCAGATGCTCGTAATGACGACCCAACCCCAGGAGACTGGATCTATTTTGATTTCCCAGAAGACGGAGTAAATCGTATTTCACATGTTGGTATTTGCATTAAGAATAATGGAGATGGAACAATCCAGGTTATTGAAGGCAACACATCAGGCACTGCAAAGGGAGACCAGCGAAATGGCGGTATGTGCGTAGAAAAAACACGTGCATATGTAAAGAACAACAAGAAAAAACTAATCAATGGAGTTGTTGGCTGGGGTCGTCCAGTTTATACTGGCGAAGAAGATCTTCCATTGCTAAACAAACTAGCAGAGCAACCAGTAGTACCCGCTAAGAAGTCTGTTAAGAAGGCTGCAAAGCCTGTTGTAAAGAAATCCGTAGGTGGCGGAGGAAAAGGAATGGTAGCACTATAATGGAGTCTAGAAGAAGGTCATTACTAAAAACTGCAAGTTGGCCATTTGTACACTTTACTTTTGTTTCTGGAATAATCTATTTCGTACTTAAGTATTACACTGGAGAGGCAGAGTGGGAGTATGTTGGTCTATATGGACTGTCATATCTAGCACTAGAAATGACTTTCTTCTATATTCATGAAAGAGTTTGGTCAAAATTTGGTGGGAGAATTAAATAATGAGAATAAAAATAATTAAGTTTATCGTAAAAGCATTAGGGTATGAGTGGTCTGGAGACCAATTAAACCTACCAGTATGGCAAGTAAAGGCTAAAACGAAAAAGAAATAATGCCATCATATGAATATGACTGTATGTCTTGTGCAATAAGATATACAAAGATTAGGTCTATGTCCGAAAACGATCCAGGGTATCAATGTGAGACTTGCAATCAGTCCCTAGTTCGTGTATACTCTAATATAGGAGTCACATTCAATGGCTCTGGATTTTATAAAACCGACAATCGGAAGGTATAATATGTTTACAATGCTTAAAGATGATGTAAAACCAGAATGGAAATTGTCACCTTTAAATAGATGCGATAGGTGCAATGCGGAAGCCCTGGTTCAAGTAACTGGGTTAAACGGAGACTTGCTATTTTGTGGTCATCACTATAATAAAATCATGGATAATGCAGTAGGCTATGACAAAATGATGAAGTTTGCTATAACAATTATTGATGAACGAGAAAAACTTGCTCAATAATGAATATTCATTACATGCTAAGAGAGTCCCAACTTCCTCTTGATGCTCTTTCTCATTACCTAGAAGAATGTGGCTATAAGTCAGTTTTGTTAACTTTTCATTCACAACAACCAGACTATTTTGTAAAGTCTGCTGCTTCTCTTACCCCTGGCCACAAACTAAAATATATGATTGCACTAAGACCGTATCATGTAAGTCCTCAGTATCTTTCAATGATGACTAAAGCATATAATGAGATAGAAAGTAACAGACTTATAATTAATTGGATTGCTGGTGATTTTCATAATAGATCAGATGAGCCAGATATAGAGTTAGATGTTTTTTTAGAATCAGAACCAATAGATACTATACAAAAAAGAACTACATTTTTAAGAAATTTTGTAAAAATGTATAAACTTTACTGTCCAGTTTCTGAAAGACCTCCTATGGTTTTTAGCGGATACTCTGATTACACCTTAGAGACTGTAAAAATTCATGGGGGAACATCGCTATGCATGTTGGATACATATAGAGAGAATATAAAAAAGTTTGACGGAATTGAAAAAAGAATGGTCAGCGCAAATGTTACCATCTTAGAATCAAACAAAGAGATTGAAGAGTATAAAGAAAAAATTATTCCTGCTAATCCTAGACACATAAACTTTTCAATTATTGGAGACTATCAAACAGTTAAACAAAAGATAATTAATCTAAAGGATGAGGGAATAACTGATTTGCTACTGTTTACGAATACAGAAATTTTAGACTCAGACTGGAACCAACAGAACGATATAAGAGTAAATAGACTTGTTAAAGAAATAAATAGTGAGGATGCAGAAAATGATAGTTAGAGATAAAGAGTATAGTGCAGTACTTTTTGTTCACATACCAAAGACTGCAGGATCTTCAATTTCTAAAATACTAAATGAAAAAAATCTAGACAATTGGAAAAGAGAATGGCCAAGGCATCACGATCCATACTCATATTTAAAAGAAGCCAATTTAATAGACGACAGTGTCTTTTCTTTTGCTGTTGTAAGAAACCCATACACGAGAACATACAGTTGCTATAAACAATACAATAAAACTAATCAAACAAACATTTCATTTTCAGAGTACTTAAATAATATCAAACAGGGAAAGATATCCCCAATAAGCCCACTACTCCACATCCCCCAGTCTTTTTATGTAATTGATCAGGACATTATTCAGGTAGACAGAATTTATAAGTTTGAGAACTTAAAGGAGTTAGAAGAAGAACTTGAATGGACTCTTGGATTTTACAATGTAGGCAACTATATGGTAGAATCATATATAGAAGACTATACAGATGAGGCAATAGATATGGTCCAGGATTTTTACAGTTCTGACTTTATAAACTTTGCGTATTCTAAAGACTTTAATCAAACCTTGGAGACAAAATGAGAAAGACGCTAGAAGACTTTAACTTTAAAAAGCACAACATATACAGCATTGATGAAATAAAGAATTATGTTTCAGGCTTTTCTAGTCAGTGGTTGCTAGACACATCAAGACAAGACAACTATGATGTTCACAAGGATACTGTCTCATATTTTGTATATAGAGCAAACCTGCAATGGAAGAGTGGCCAGGAGTTTGCCACAAGACTAGAGTCTGATGACTCTAAGTTGATCGATTTACTTGAGCCTATTATAAAAAACCTAGAAGAAATTCATGATGGTGTTAGAGGCATGGTTCTATTAATTAAACTAAAGGCCAGAGAAGATATATCAATTCACTTTGACTCTGGAGACTATCTAATGCTATCTAAAAGAAATCATATTCCAATCGTTACATCTGATAATGTTTTCTTTGGTGTTGGAAATGAAAAGATCAGCATGCAGGCTGGAGAGTGTTGGGAAATTAACAACTCAAGGCCACACCTTGTAGAAAACAATAGTGATATAGATAGAATTCATTTGCTTATTGACATAATGCCAAATGAGGAGTTGGGGAAAAAATGATTATTCAGATTATAGGTCTTCCAGGATCAGGAAAGACTGAACTCGCCAAGGCACTGAAAGAACGTATTAATGCTATCCATCTTAATGCAGATGAAGTTCGTGCAACAGTAAATTCAGACTTGGGATTTGCACCAGAGGACAGACTTGAGCAGGCTCGTCGTATGGGAGAGATGGCAAGGCTTATTGCCAAGCAAGGCATTGCTCCCGTAATTGTTGACTTTGTATGTCCAACAGATCTAACTCGTTTAGCATTTGGCAAGCCAGATATTTTAATCTATATGGAAACAATTAAAGAAAGTCGGTTTGAAGATACTAATAAAATGTTTGAAGTGCCAAGTAATTTTGACATGGCGTTTATTAGTCATGAGTGGAACGCAAATGAAAAAGCAACAGAAATAATTAATCAGTTTGGCCTACATGACTGGTCTGCACCTACAACTTTGATGCTGGGTAGGTACCAGCCTTGGCACGAGGGACACCACGCCCTTTACAAAGAAGCGGGGAAGAGAACAGATCAAGTACTACTTGGAGTCCGTAATACATACAATACAAGCGAGAAAGATCCACTGACTTTTGATGAGGTTAAGGGATATATTGCTAAAGATGAATTTATGGATGACGCATTAGTATTAAGATTACCAAACATCACTAACATTGTTTATGGGCGGGATGTAGGATACAAGATTGAGCAAGTAGATTTGGGGGCAGAGATTCATGCTATTTCGGCTACTGAAAAGCGTAAAGAAATGGGCATCTAAGATTTATAAAAAGATGAACAGGCCAGTTAATGATTATGAGTGGCCAGCATGAACGTTAGTAAACAAAGGTCAGCACTTAAGGCCATTACATGGCGTATAATAGGAACAGCAGATACCTTTGTCATTGCCTGGTTTATAACCAAAGAACCAATCACGGCAGGGGCAATTGCAAGTTTTGAAGTAATTACAAAAACAATTCTTTATTATTTCCATGAGCGTGGATGGAACTATATACAATGGGGAAGAAAGTAATGACAAAGAAGATAGTTGTTGTTGGTGGAGGAACTGCTGGGTGGCTTACTGCACTTAAAGCAAAACGATCATACCCAGAATTAGACATCACGGTTATTGAGTCAAAAGAAATAGGAATCTTAGGAGCAGGAGAGGGATCAACTCCATACCTTACAGACTTTATAGACCACCTAGGTATCCCTATTTCTGATCTAGTAAAAAATTGTGATGCAACCATTAAGAATGGAATTAAATTTACAAATTGGAATAACGACGGAGAATTTTACTATCATGGATTTTCCACAACAGACAGATCTTTAGGGTTTGACGCTGTATATGATAGGTATCTTTCTAATAGCCCTTTAATTGCAGCAAGCATTGCCTTAAATGGTAGTGTAAAGGACATAGACTTTACAGAAAAAAATTCAGAATCTAAGAAGGTCCCTTTTATTTTAGAAGCCAGCAAAAGAGATTTTGGCTTTGTTGCTAATAAAGATCCTATTAATGATTACAAAAAAATAGGAAATGTGTCTATACATTTTAATGCAACCAAACTAGCAGATAGACTAAAAGAAATAGGTTCAGAAAGAGGAATTAGATTAGTTGATGGCACAATAAAAGATGTCTTGCTAGATGAAAAAGACTATGTAAAGAGTTTAGTATTAGATAATAATGAGAAGATTTCCTGTGATTTTGTTTTTGATTGTAGCGGACTACATAGACTAATCATTGGCAAAGTTTATAATTCAAAGTGGAAAAGTTATAAAGACTTTCTTCCAGTTGATTCTGCTCTCCCATTCTTTGTTGATATGGAAGATAAGATCCCTCCTTATACAGAGGCAATTGCAATGAAGTATGGTTGGATGTGGAAGATACCTCTGCAGTCTAGGTTTGGTTGCGGCTATGTATATGACTCATCTTTGATCTCTGAAGAAGAAGCAGCAAAAGAGATAGAAGAGTTCTTAGGTTATGAGCCAACCTATCCAAGAAAGGACAAAGGGGGCTTTAAGTTCAGTGCTGGATGCTATGAAGAGCCATGGATTAATAACTGTGTAGCAGTTGGCCTTGCAGCAAACTTTGTTGAGCCACTTGAAGCAACCTCTATTTGGGTTAGTATTGTACAGTTGACACAAATATTTGATAACCCACTATGGTTGTTTGGAAATTCAAAAGATGTAAGAGAAGAGTTTAACAAGAACATAGTTAATATGAATAACAATATTTCTGACTTTATATATTTCCATTACATGACCTTGAGAAATGACACAGAATTTTGGCAAAAATTTTCATACGAAAATGCACCAAAGGGTTTGCAGGAAAGGATTGACAAATGGAGGGGTAGACTTCCAAATAAGTTTGATTCTGGAGAACATTGGTCATCAAATAGTTGGACCTTTTTGGGTTCTGCACACAATACAATCAATAAAGATATTGCAAAAACATATATAGAAAATTCTGCAGACTACAAGAAGGGTGTTGATATGTATGACTATTACAAAAAATATCAAGACTACAAGGTCTCAGAATGTGTAGACCATAGACAATTTTTAGAGGGATTAAAATGAAACAGAAGCCAGAATGGATGATCGCATTAAGCGGAATGCTTAATAGAAAATACTGGAACAAACCAAATACTGTCGAGTTCTTTGCATTTGTGGCCAAGGCAGTAATTATTATTCCAGGTCTTTTATTTAATAAACAGATCTGGTGGCTTTACATTTTTGCGCTGGTATCAAGTCTAATGCTGATATGGTCATCTACAGTAAAGACAATACCAACATTAATATGGTTTAACTTACTATGGTCTATATTGGCTATAACTGCTATAATTAAGTATTGGGTCTAAGGGGGCTTATATGTATCAATATTATGTAAGAAAAGTAGAGAACGTAGTAGATGGAGATACCATTGACGTTCTTATTGATTTAGGGTTTGACATTTTGTTTTCATCCCGTGTGAGATTGGCGGGTATTGATACACCTGAGTCTCGCACCAAGGATCTTAAAGAGAAGGCTCTTGGTCTTGAGTCTAAGGAGTACCTGAAGAAGGCTCTAAAGGACGCTAAGTCCGTTGTGATTAAGACTGAGAAGATGGATTCATCTGAAAAGTATGGTCGTATCTTAGGATGGATCTATGTCAATGATGACACTGTGTCTCTTAATGACATGATGATTAATGATGGTTATGCATGGGGATATCTTGGAGATACCAAGGTAAAAGATTTTGATGCTTTAGCAAAGGCTAGAAAGAAGTCAGGGAAATGATCAATGAAGATGAAATATTTGATAGGCTGGTTTTAACTGGTGGAATAAAGTTTACTGGAAAAGATCCAGAAACTGGAGAGAATATGTATGTCAGAACAGAACTGCTAAAAGACATAGATCCCAATCTTGATCGAGAAATGTCTGTTTATTTTTCAGAAGTAGCAATGAAGTTGTGGGAAAAAGGTTTTGTAGACATGGACATAACCTTGCCAAACCCAATTGTAACTATAAGCGAGAGGGCCTTTGATATAAATAAAATAAAGGCTCTTCCTGTTGATGAAAGAACAGCCCTTCAGCAAATAATCAAGGTTCTTTTTGATAAAAAGTGATAGAATAGTGGAATGGATGCTTTTATGAATAGCGCCTTGGGGGCAGGAATAGTAAGCGTAAGTATGCTTTTGCTTTTGTCTGTTTATATAATTAAAGCACGATTAAATTCAAAAAGTTCCCCGATAGTTAGCCAAGCAATGCTACAGTATAGATTCTCTGGTGGAAACAGGTATTCAAGAAAACTTAACAGAAAAAGTCAATCTAAAAATCATGAGAAAGAAACAAATGTTCGGGTCATTATTGTAGATGGTCAGGCTTATTGGATTAAAGATAACATTTTTTACAATGCCCCACTAATAAATAACCTGGTTGACAAAGAGTCTGCACAAAGAGTTGACACAACCCACATGGATAAGGTACAATTAGATCAGATGTTGTTCATTCTGGACAAACTGAGAGAAGGAGTAAGTGATGATAGTAGGGGTTCAAGGGACGCCTAGTTTCAAAAACTATAATATTTTTCTTCGAGCAATGGCAGTTGCCTTATCTGAATTAAAAGAAGATGAGAAAGAGTTTTACTTGTATACTGCTGGTCCAGGAAACATTAGTGCAATGGCGTCAGAGTTTGTAAATCTTTCTGAAAGAGGAATGAAGGCTAGAGGAAAGTCTATTAAACTATTTAGAGTTAGCCCTGAATGGGTTGAAGAAAACATAGATAGTTTTAATCATTTTGCTTTTGTTGCTAATCCAAAAGAACAAGTTTCTAAAGTAGTAAATTTGTCAAGATCAAAAAACATCAACACAAACGTATACAACTTCTAAGGAGTACACACAATGATATCAGTTAATTCTCTTGAAAAAATGGAAGCAATTGTTTCCAAGAACAGCAACCTGTCCTGGGATGGATGGGATGTTGTAGAGATGATAAAGTCAGATAAGGCTTTTACATCAAAGTACGGAGCATTAAAAAATAATGCCTGGCACCTAAAAAAGATTTTCGTCGTTTCTAGAAATGGATGGGAAATACCTGACAAGTATGTAAGGTAGCATGAATAAGTATGAATGGAAAGATAATGCTGCATGCCTGGATTATGATACAAATGTATTCTTTGACAAGTATGAAGAAGATGAACTTTTAAGACCTGCTGTAGATTTATTGTGCTCTACTTGCCCAGTAAGAAAAGAATGTTTTTCTGTTGGTATTTCTGGTAAAGAGTGGGGCGTTTGGGGCGGGGTATACTTAGAAAATGGAGAGTTGTCAAAAGAATTTTCTAGTCATAAAACAAAGGCTGATTGGGGAACAACATGGCAATCCCTAACAATGGAGTAATATGTATACAGATCAAATGAGAAGAGCGTTTAGATCTTTGGATTGTCCCAAGGGATTTTCTTTAGAGGTAATAGACAATGATAGTTTTATTACTGTTAAAGCAAAAGAAAAAGTCTTTATGTCCTTAGAAACGGTTGATCTTAAAAGACAGGCCGTAGAGTATATGATTCGTGTAAAAAAAGCACTAGAGGATAATGGAGCAATAGTTCTTTTAGTTAGAGAAGGTGGTAAAGAGTTATGATTGAATTAGTTTTAATTTTTGTGATGTCTACTTTTACTTCTTTGTTTTTGTACCTTTATTTAAAACAAAGAAAAAACAATAAGGCCATTCTTGCCAATACCCTAAAACTATTGATACATCAACAACAAGAGCACGAAGCCAGCAAAACAGATAAAGAAAAATCTAATGAAGATTTTTTAAAATTTGTTTCAGATTCTCGTGATTGGGCATACCAATACATAGAAGAAGTTCAGGCTGGACTTAAGTCGTTTATTGATGAGGTTGGTCCTCAAGTTGAATATTACGATAGATATGGTGCAGCAGTAGATGGTATGGTTGCTCCACACGACTTTGCCTTAAAAAAAATATCTTCAGAATTTAAAAAATTAAAAAGTTTATTACCAGAAGATTATGATAAAATAGTATAATGAAATTTTATTATTTTGGTGGAGTAATGGGAGATCCCGAAAATATCAAATCCCCATCAAACTTAAACAGCAATAATTTCTCTGGAGTAATGTTTACACATGATATTCCAGAAGGTGATATGTTTATAAAAGCAGCAAAAGATATAAAACAAGGCGAAAACATTAAATATTTGGTAGCAATTCGTCCATACACAATATCTCCTCAATATCTTTCTATGATAAATAGGTCTATGGATAGAATAGACAAAAATAGGCTTCAGGTTAATTTGATTTGTGGATATATTAAAGACCATGAAGATGGTGTTGGTGGTATTGTTGGAAACGTAAACGATAAATCAAGTAACGTTGACAGATCAAACTATATGATAGAATTTCTTAAAGTACTAAACGAAATGGATCAAGATAAGGAATCCCCAGGATATTGGCGTGATCCAAACCACACAAACAAGTTAGATGTTTATGTTTCAACGACAAATCATTATGTTTTTGAAGCAGCAAAAAAATATGGACACAAAATTATCTTGCCATATCACATATATGCTCGTGGAGGTTGGTCTGATTTTTTGAAGGGTCCTTCTGTATCAGTTCCACTTGACTTAAAAGGCATGGAAGTAATGTTAGCAATTACTCCAATTATCAGAAAAACAGAAGAAGAACTTGATTTATTAACTAATCATGTAGTTAGACCAGTATGGAAAAAAGGAGAAGTTCCACAGCCTGTTCTTGATGCTGCATACTTTACTTATGAACAGTTTGACGATCTTGTGAATACTCTTGAAAGCAGAGGTATAAACCATATGCTTATTAATGCTGTTCCATCAGAAGAAGTAGAAGTAATAGTTCCTTTTATAAAAAATTATGTGGACTCAAGACAATGATAGAATTTAAAACCTACGATCAACTTTCTTTTGAGCCATTGGGTATTTGTAGTGTTATTGCATGCGATGTTGACGGAGAAAAATTGTTTAGCACGGAAACAAAAGTTCTAGATGTCTGTTTAAATCATTATACACAACTACAAAAATCGAGGGAATAAATGAAAGAAATATTACTATCACTATCCGTAGGGCTTACTTTAGGTTTAATTATCCTATCAATAAGCGCAATATCCCCAATTAAGATTCCAATCCCTGCTCCCCCAGTTTTTGCTGGTGTTGCTGGTATAATTGGATTATGGCTTGCCCAACCAGTTTGGACAGCCATATCGAAGTTCATATCCTAGGAGGAATAAACATGAACCAACAAATCAAAAATGCACTAGCGTCATACGGACGATCAGTACTTGGAGCAGCAACAGCAATGTATGCTGCTGGTGTAACTGATCCACAGACACTAGCATACTCACTACTTGGTGCACTTGTGCCCGTAGTATTGAGAGCAGCCAATCCATCTGATCCAGCGTTCGGTAGAATGCCATCGGTAGAAGATGTAGATGTTGCAGTTAAGAATGCAAAGGTAGTAAAGAAGACCGCTAAGAAGGCTCCTGCAAAGAAGAAGTCGTCTGGTGGAGGAACTTCTCACAACGTCTTGTAATAAGACTAAATAAGATTTGGCGGTTGTCATTTGACAGCCGTCTTTTCTTATGCTATAATATTTATGCCTGCCCAATAGGGGGGCAAACTAAATTATTCGCTTGAAAGGGGAATAAAATGAAACAAACATGGTCAACACTGGATCTATTTAATGATCCTTTTTTTATTGGCTTCAACAGAGAGTTGAATCGCCTAAACAATGCATACAAAACAAACTCACAATCATATCCACCTTATGATCTTATCAAACTAGATGAGGATACATATAGGATATCTCTTGCGGTTGCTGGTTTTTCTAAAGATGATATTGATGTTTCCGTAGAAAACGGAACATTAATCATTAAAGGAGAAATAGTTGATGAAGCAACAGAGTCAGGCTGTGGCTGCACGATAGCCTCAAATTGTGGCTGTGGTCAAGTTCTTCACAAGGGTATAGCAGGACGAAAGTTCGTAAGATCTTTTGCTCTTGGCGAGTATATGGAAGTGACCTCAGCAGAACTAAAAGATGGCATCTTAAATGTAAATGTCATCAGAGTAGTTCCAGAAGAAAAGAAACCCAAGTCTATTAAAATCAAGTAGTATAATAGATAGTATTCCGTCATGATACATGCAGTTGCTTATAGCAACCTTATTGCTGAGTACGGAGGACCAGGGTCATTACCTGGGGGACCTGAGCAAGTCTATTAAACTGCTCCACTATTCACCTAATGTTTACCCCTTGTCTTCTTATATATGCCAAAGGGGCTGTACAATTAAAATGTGGAACTTCTTACAGTATGGATGGCTCTAGGGTTTCTTTTAGCATCATATTCTGTAATTGCTAACGATTCAGTTCAAACTCTTGGAACATGGATCTCAAGTTCTAAAAATACAAATTGGAAATACATGTGGGCGTACGCCTCATCTATCCTACTTGGAACAATTTGGTATGCTTGGCATACATACGGCGGAGATATATCTTATGAAAGACTGAATAAAATACCGTTTCAAGAAGTGCAGTGGTATCACGCAGCAGCACCAGCAATTCTTTTATTATTGACCAGAGTAGGAATTCCTGTTTCTACTTCTTTCTTAGTCTTAGCAGCCTTTGCTGCACAAAACGTACTACATTCTGTTTTAATGAAAAGCATTATTGGATACCTTATTGCTGGTATTACTGCATATATAATTTGGTTTCTGATCACTTTATTCTTTAGAAAGATACCCCCAAATGAAGATAATAGCAAAAAATGGAGGGTCGCCCAATGGGTTGCTACTGGGCTATTGTGGTGGGCTTGGCTATCTCAGGATCTTGCTAACATAGCAGTATTTTTACCAAGATCTATACCATTTGATATGATGGTTGGAATAAGCGCAGTGTTCGTAATAGGACTAGGATTTATGCTAAAAGAGCGTGGAGGCAAGATTCAAAAATTAGTACAGAGTAAACATAATACTGAATTTGTTAGATCCGCTACTGCTATAGATTTTATTTACTTTTTAATTTTGTTATACTTTAAAGAGTTAAATGACATTCCTATGTCTACCACCTGGGTGTTTGTTGGGCTTTTGGCGGGAAGAGAGTTAGCGATTAGGACTGTCAAAAAAGAGAAATCTAGCAAGGTATTCCCCCTAGTTGCAGGAGATTTTGGGAAACTTATTCTAGGACTAGCCATATCTGTAGTTATAGTGCTACTAGTTGGGGTAGTTAAATAAAACTAGCAGTATAATATAGTTGTCCCCATACAGGACCTTAGAGATGGCTTAGTTACCCATTGATATATACCGTGGCCTTCGTGCCTGAATCGCCTGTATGGGGCTTTTAGTGCCCTTAAAAGGCTATATAATGGGTGTATCTATGACAGACAAAGAGTTGTCCGCTTACAATAAGAAACAGTTTAAGCAGAGACTGACAGAGATAAAAGAGGCTGCTGGCTGTGCTGATTGTGGGAATAAGAACCCTATAGTCTTAGATTTTGATCACCTGGGAAATAAAAAATATAATGTCTCAAGAATGGTCCACGATGGGATGTCCTGGAAGGCTATCAAAAAAGAGATTGAAAAGTGTGAAGTGGTTTGCGCTAACTGCCACAGGATAAGGACTCATAATAGGTTCTTAGGTTTTATAAAGTGATATAATAGTTAGATGTTAAAAGAATACGAAGGCTGCGGATGCCCTATGTGCAAAGAACTTAATGTTAGTTGTGAAGATTGTCCACAGTGCCAAGCAGGAGAAATGAAATCGGATTGCTGTGGCAATGTCAATAAGCAGGCACCTTGTTGGGATGGATATGTTCAAAGAGGAATGAAGCCTGGGGCCGACGGTAAACCAGTTCCTAATTGTATTCCTGCTGCAAAGGCAGAGAGTTTGTTTTCTGACTTTGGAAAAGATCATACCAAAGTACAAAGAGAAAAGTATACTATCTAATGGGAAATAGAAAAGCATCTGGTAAGTTTAGGACAAAGCATCCATTTAATCCTATTCAGATTAAAGATGGAATGATTGTTCGTTTAAGAAAAGACGGGACAGTTAAAGCAGTCCTTGGTAAATACGGAGAGTATAAGAAGGATAAGTAGTGAAAGAACTAATACATTTTACAGCAGACTGGTGTGCTCCATGTAAAAGAATTGCCCCTATCATAGAGGAGTTTATCGTAAACAATAAAGATATTTACTATGACAAGGTAGATGTAGACAAAGAATTTAAAAAGGCAGAACTATACAATGTTCAATCAGTGCCCACACTTATATCTAAAATTGATGGCAAGATTTATGATCGTGTTTCTGGCACTGTATCTGAGTTTACTTTGAAATCAATGTTTTCATGAAATACAATAAAGTCTATTTTTTACACATACCAAAAACTGGTGGAAGGTTTTTAACAAAATACATCCTTAGACCTATGGAAGAGACTCTTGCTAAGCACGGCATTGAGTATTTAAGAATGCCAGAAGACATGAGACAACACGGTGGATGGCCATTCTTTATAGATGATGAAACATATGTCATTTCAGTTTTTAGAGAGCCTTGTGAATTTTTTGTTAGTTCCGTATGCCACGCTGCTGCAGGTAGAGCAGACTTAATAGACAAAGAAAATTGGCACACAATCAATGGAGAAAATCTTCATGTTGAAAAAGAAGAGTTGTTTGAAAAATTATCCACATGGCCATACATGAAAGATTTTCAGTCTCACAATTTTGCTTTAAGTCCAGATCCAGCAGCAATGTCTGTTATCAAAGAAGCACAATTTTTTCATAATGAACAAAAAGAATATGATACAGAGTTGATATACGACAGAATTAAGAGAACAAACCTATTTATTAGGACTGACGAGTTAGAGTCTATGGACTATGAGTTGTTAGTTAAAAAGATATCAGAAGATTTGGGTGTAGAATTAAATATTGATTTGTCACAAATTAATAAAACATATTTTAAGAATGATGCTTCAGAAAGATTATTTAATTCTTTAGATCAAAGCGAAAAAGATTCAATACTTGAAAACTTTAAACTAGATAAAGAGATATACGAAAATGATTCTTTGTTTTGGAATCCTAGTCGTTAGATAAATATTTTTTAATTAGTTCCATAATTGAAATAGTATACTTGTCATAATCAATTTCTATAATGAGGTTTCCATCAATAAGTTTGTGAACCTTAATTTCCTTTCCTATTTCAAAAAGTATATCTTTTATTTCATTTTCTAAATTCATTTTTGGTTGTCCATTGGATAGCCAATTTGATTTTTTACTTTATTTAGAGAATCTTTGTCTGTTGTTCCCCAGTATCCAAAATAATCTCCAGATATTATTTGTTGAAAATTTGTTGCAGAGTTATTTATTTTTGTCTCTAAGTAGTCTGATCCAACCTTATTTGCTTCATATGTCTTCCAGTTGTGGCCTTTGCCTAATGGAATAGATGCATCTTCTTTAAAATCTTTATCTATATATACTTGATTTAAAACAGCAATGGTCGGATACTTGGGACTAAAAATTTTATATCCTCTGCTTAAAAGCCTAATAGAATAGTTTGTTTGATCTCCATGAAAATGATCCTCTGGGTCGTGAAGAACTTCTCTACTTAGTTTTGCTTTAGAAAACATAAAAGTTCCATGAACTCCGTTTGATTCTTCGTATTCTTTTTTATCTATATAGTTATCGCCATAAACTATTGGGAAATTTACATGGTCTTTAACTAAATTGTTATTTTGTTTTCCATCATAAACAAATTTGAGTTTTGTCATGCCCCTGTTTATTAATTCTTCAGCATTTTTTTCTAAATTTAAAGGATCTATTTCGAGTGCTGTTTTGTTTTCTTTGTCAATGATATAAACTTTTTCAGGATTTTCATCGTAGTAAGTCCAAGTAAATCCACTTGACGCAGAAAGAACCAACTTATTTTCATTAATATTTTCTTGTTCTTTAATTTTATTAAAAATATTTATTAGTTGATTATCCCATTTTTTGCTAAAAAATGTATGAGCATCTATCTGAAACATGTAGTCAAATTCTTTAAATTGCAACAAAGAAGCATTCATTCTTCCAAAACCAGTACCCATTGGCGCTGGAGTTATTAGTTCAACATAAAAAATTTGATCATTATTTAGTAAAAAGTCATTATCTAGTAAAGAATGTTCTTTCTTTAGTATGTTGTTAAATATACCAAAATAGATATTGTCTGGATTTTCGGCGTTAGACAAAGCACTTTTTACAGTTTGCTCTATAAATCTTTCTTCACAGGCTGCTATTGGTATAAATATTGAATCTTTAATCAAACAAGTTCACCTCAAAAATTAGGAGGGTGTGGTGTTGCAACATAGACTATAAAAGTTTCCCGACAAATATAGGCCAACCACACCCTTATTCCTATTATAGCATGCTAAACATTTCTTCTGCAATATGCAAATGTTTGTGAAATCCATAATGTCCAGGTGGCCAATACTCATAGTCTGCAGCATAATCAAAAAATTTGTTATCTGACAATTCCATATGACATCCCAGTTCTTTTGGAATGCACACACTATCTATATGAGGGCTTTCAAAATATGTGTCAGTAAATTTTGTAAATGAATATTTTTCTAAAGAGGAATCATTATAATAGGTCCATACTAGTTTAATGTTGTTGGATTTGCAGTATTGTATAAAAATTTTCATAAATAAAATATTGTAAAAAATTGCAAACTCTTCTGGTAAAACATTTTCTATTGTGTGAGGTTCTTTAGAAAATTTTTCAATCCAATTATTTGAAAGTAAAGCCTTGCCTATGTAATCTTCTGTATTTAAGTTTTTTATATTTTTGTTATTTCTTACTTTTAGATTAATTAAAGGTGCTTCCATTCTTGTTATTGGAAATACTGCGAATATGTGTGTTGGATGATAAAATTCTTTAAAAAATTGAAATGCTTTTACTATTTGCGCTTGCATCCCATCTCCACCTTTTGCTAAGTTTATATAGCCTTTATTCATTTTTTGTGATATCAAGTAAGGCCAGGTTAATTCTATTGGGAGTGCGTGACCCTCTGTTTGAGAACAGCCAAGAGTTAGAATTTTTTGATTAGTAAATTCATCACATCTATATCCATGAGTATTTAGTCTGTATTCTATTTTAACTGAGTCTGCTTTTGTATTTGGCAAAGCGTGTCCACTCATTTCTTTTAGTGATCTATATAAAAAAATGTCTGGTATTTTTTCTAAATTGATAATTTCATTATTCATATTGTTATTTTACCACAGAACTACTATATGTTTGCTCCCATTTTTCTATATCTTTTTCGTCATTTAACAATGGTTGTCCTTTTATATTTAAACTTGTATTTAGTAATATAGGAATACCTGTCATTGCATGCCAATTAGATAATACTTCATATAGTCCTGGATGCTGTTCTTTTTTTACTGTCTGTACCCTTGAAGTCCCGTCTTTATGAACCACAGCAGGAATTTTATCTGGCTGCAAACATTTAACGGTATACTGCATATAGGGGCTTTCAAAATCCATATCAAACCATTTGTGTGCATGCTCTGCTAGTACCACTGGTGCAAATGGTCTAAAAAGTTCTCTTTGTTTAATTAGATTTACCTTATCTTTAATGTTTGGATCTCTTGGATCTGCAAGTATAGACCTATTACCCAATGCTCTTGGACCATACTCGGCCCTACCTGATGCCACTGCCACAACTTTGTCTCTTATTAGTCCTGTTAATATTTTGCTTACTGGGTATTCCCCGCCCAAATCGTAACCCAAGTAAGGATTTTTCCACTCAATATGTTTTCCGTATAGTGCTGCTGCAGCGCCTAAAGAACTTCCAGCATCACCAGGATTTGGCATAATCCAAATCGTATCAAAAATATTCCATAATAGCGTATTTGCTGAAGAGTTAAGAGCACACCCACCCATAAATACTAAATTGTTTTTACCAGTAATTGACTTTGCCATACGCATAAAGTCATTTAGTCTTTGCTCATAAACAAACTGAACTGCTGCTGCAATATCAAATTTATCTTCTTCTAAAACCCAGCCCCAATCTGTAATTCCTTTATGAAAATTATATTTTTGATTGTCGTATGAAGGGAAATACTCGTCAACCTTCTTATAATACTTTGTCCAATCACCATAAGCAGCCATACCCATCATAATATATTCTTCTTGGTTTGGCATAAGACCTATTAGTTGTGTAAAGGCTGAATAGAATAATCCAAAACTAATAGGATAATTTTGCTTATACTTTAGTTTAATCTTTTCGCCTTCGCCAACCCAAATTGTGGAGGTATTGTATTCACCCATAGCATCTAAAACAACAATTGCAGCATCATTAAATGAACTTGTATAGTATCCTGCTGCAGCGTGAGAGTAGTGATGACTAAAAGATTTTCTTGGAATTCCAGGGAGTTCAAACCTTGGCTTCCAGTCTCCAGTCCCACCCCTTAAAGCCAGTCTGGAAGCCTTTAAAAGCGGTTTCTCATAGTAAGCAATATGATCTGGTACGCCATATTTTAAAGCATCTTTTATTAAACTATCATTGATATACCAGTCATTTTTTTTCTTACTATATCTTTCTGCATGTCCTGCAAAAAGTATTTCTCCATCTTTGATTAGGGATATTGAAGCGTCGTGAGATGTTTCGTTAATTCCAAGTATTATCATTAATATATAAAGTCTTTCTTTTTTCTTTTTTTATTTTTAAAGTATATGACTATTTTGTAGTACTGCCATCTAATATTGTTAATCATTTTTTATCTCCATATATTTATCTGCAAATAGTTTTGCAATATGGTGATTTACATGTATTCCCCAATGACCTAATTGTTTTTCTGAAACAGTATCTGCTGCCCAAGAGTATAGTTTGTGTCGAGAAAATTTTCCGCAATATTCTTTTTGAGACGATATAGAGCAATTTGAAAGGTGACTTTGTGGTTGATCGTCTGGCTGCTGAAGTAAATCTGATGTGTTTAAATAATTTTTTAAAATGTTGTAAGAAGAAAACTCCATTTCTTTTTTATCTTCTTTGCTATCATATATGCTCCATATAAATTTTATATTGTGTGATTCACAGTATTGTTCAAGCATTTTTATAAGCATAAAATTATAAAACATCACAAACTCTTTTGGAATAACATATTCTGGGTTGTGTGGTACTTTTGAAATTTTTGTTATGTATTGTTGATAAAAGAATGCTATTCCTACTGATAACTCTGATCTTTGTGCCCCATTTCTTGGATTATCACCTTCAAATTTTCCTGGCACAGAAATATATTCTAGTCTATATAGTGGAAATAGCCCAATAACTAATTTTGGATTTCCTACTTCTTCAAAATATTTAAAGGCTTTATATACTTGAGCACCTATGGAATCTCCTGGAATTGCAAGCCTTGAATATTTTTGATTTGTAAAATTACAAAAAAACTCAGGCCATGTAAGTTCGTTGTGCATCCCAGAGCCGTAGGTTTGAGAGCAGCCCAAAACCACTACTTCGTTGTTTTTGTTAAATTCTTCAGATCTGTAGCCATGGCTATTGATATTGTAAGATATTTCCTCTAAAATATCTTGATTAGAATAAACCGTTTTACCAAGTTCACTTGGATGTCTTCTTGATGCTTCCTTTAATGTTCTGTAAAACAAAAGATTTTCGTTCATATAACTAATTATAGCACCCCTGGCAGGAATCGAACCTGCGACAAACGGATTAGAAGTCCGCTACTCTTCCGCTGAGTTACAGAGGTTCAGTATCTCCAACGGGATTCGAACCCGTGTTGCCACCGTGAAAGGGTGGAGTCCTAGGCCTCTAGACCATGGAGACATAGTAGAGCAGGTAGGACTTGAACCTACGATAACCGAATTATGAGTTCGGGGCCTTGACCAACTTGGCTACTGCTCCCCGTATATTAATTTGATATTAGTCTTAAGCCAGAAGAAATAATCTCTTGTCTTTTAGCAATTAGTTTGCGTTCATGCTTTGACAAGTATGGCTTATCTTTTATTCTTTTCTTATTTTTAGCATAGCGTTTTGCTTTGTGTTGAGATGCCTTGTTGTTATTTTTTTTCATAATACAATCATATCATAGTTGCCACGTATAGTCAACCACGATCACCGTCCCAATCTCCTATTTTTGTAGTAGGAATTCCATTGTCCTCCCACAATTTTATAACATATGGGTTGTCATCTACTGCATGAACAACATCCCAAAGTTCTGTAATTCTATTAAGTATATCTCTTTTGGTTTCGTAATCTGGCCTGTGATCATCGTCTGCTCTCATAAAAAGTGCATGACACTTTATCTTATTTCTTGCAAGCCACAGAGAGGTTATGCCACGGTATTTTTCTTTTCTGGATGTAACAATTATTATAGAGTGGTCATCACTAGCAGAATTATTTAGCATCTCTACAACTTCTACATTTGGCAGGGCATCAATAGAAGAATAGTGAAATGCATCGTAATCTTTATTACCATTACGGACATAGTGTAAGAACGGATCTACATTGGCAAGAGTTCCATCTACATCGTAGATGTGTGCTGTAGGCTTCACTTATGATCTTTCATATGTCTTGCTAGAGACTCATTGGCCATGATTCCCCATCTTAATTCCCATTCTTTTTTACAAATAGCACATATAACTAATCTACTCATCTTTTCCCCATTTTTCCCAATACGGAATTCCATCTTCATCATAGTCATCCCACTCAGGACCAGACATATCTTCTTTAAAAGACAGTAGGTCTACCATGTAGTATGTGCCCCACTTCTCGTATGGTTTGTTTACATAGTGCCAAACCTTTGTATGAAATTTAAAGCGAGGTCCAAAGTTTTCATCATCCTGTAGGTTAAATGCTTTAACTAAACTATTACTTGAAATTTGACCACACAGATTCCCAAACCATCTTAATGGAAGAATATTAGTCTTTTCTACTTTATGAGATATCATCTACTACTCAAAATCTTTTTGGTTTTCAAACATATTGGTCATGTAGTTATCTTTTCCTCTGGCCACCGCAGCAGCAAGAATACGCATACCAAGAGCGTTTAGTTGTGAACCACCTTCTGCAATTGGGATAGACTCTATCTTTAGTGCAATCTCTTCCCGTAGCATCATTTCATCAATACTCATTTTATTTCCAGCCTTTAATTCTGATCAACTTTATATGTCATTATAAAATAACATGCAATATACCCAAGTATAAAAGCAGGGATTAAAAAGAATGCACTTATCATAGACTATCTCCTATAGTGGTAGTTCATTGACTGGTTCTTTAGACCAGTGAATGTAGGATCTAATGTATACTGCTGCATATGCAAGGGCAGATAGAATAAATCCATATTGCTTAGTAACTATAGCATAACCTATCCATAGTGTCTCATTAAACAATAAGACAAACCATCCCCATGCATCTTTACGGCCAACAAAGTATATACCTGCTACCCCAATGACAGCAAGAATCCATGAGCCATATGTATCCATTAATTGTTCCATATATCCAGTATACCCTATGTCAGTGGTTTAGTCAAATATCTCTGCCCTTGGTCTTAAACCATGAGCCTATAAATCCATTGAGTACTTTACTTCTTAATATTTCTGCAAATGTTCCGTGAGGCATTTCTGAACCGATGTATTCTTGTCCTGTTTCAAGGTCAATTAGTTTCCATTTGGCAGGAGCCTTGGTGTGTATAATTAAATCAACAGGCTTCTCGTAGGAATCAACTTCTGATCCATCTTTAAGTTTTCTTTTATTAATTTTTAGGTCCTATCTCAAGATACCAAGGCTACAGTAAAGTGTTTGGCACAGACATCGGCAACAATATATTTTTCATCTTTAACGACTACATCATAGTAGATCGCTTCTTGATTACAGAAAAAACATTTTGTTTTGGTCATAAAACCATTATATCATAAATAATGTTATTTATTACTATCTGAACTTACTTTATCTTTAGGCACCCACACCTTTTTCCCATCTTTCCAGACAGGCCAGTAGCCTAGGGAACGCCAATCCATCTTCGTAATCTTAGGCTCCCTTGGCACACCACACCTTGTAATCACTCATAGTTTGATGGGTATCCCAGTAGTTAATGTTTTCTTTATCCATCCCGCAGGTTTTACAGATCATTGTCTATGCCTTTTCTTATTACCAAACTTAGCCTTAATATCAGCCTTAGCCTGATCAACGATAATCTTGGTTAATTCTTCAACAGTAAACTCTTGGTCAAAGGTTTGTTCAGTATCCACCACAGCACTCATTTCTTGTATGGTATAGTCTAACTTTTGTTAAAATTTTGCGGGTAGGTGCAAAAAGATCTTCGCTACAGCATCCACACTTCATATGCCATTCTCTAGCAAAGAAGTCATACACAGCACCTTTAGCGTTGGCATACTTGTTGGCTACAAAGGTTTGAAATGGATCTGGTATTTCCATATTGATCATATCCTAAGTATATCGATTTTGGCGGGGGATGTCAAGTATAATAGACTTATGACCCTATTATACATACTCTACAGCCCTATATACAAGGCTATCAAGATAGGTATATCAGATGTGTCTGGTAGAAGGTTTGCAAGCCACAGGCAGAAGGGCTGGGTTCTAATCAAGTATTGGTGGTTTTCCGAACGGGATCAAGCAAGAGCAGTAGAATCCCTAGTATTAGACACACTAAGGACTAAGTACGGACACTTCCTAAGCAAGGCAGATATGCCTCAAGGTGGGTATACGGAGACGTTTGATGCGTCAAAAATTACGAGACGAGGTTTGGTCCGCATGGTCAATAATGCTATTAGCAAGTCTTTAGAGTTCGGCGCAAAATAGAGTTAACAAACCTTCCTATGCCCTAAGAGGGCAATAGCGGTTAGTATCCTAAAAATGCGGGGAAGAAAAAGATATCATCATAATCCCCAATACCATGATAGAATACATATATGAAACCAAACCTATGTAATGCAAGCCCTCAAGGAATAGGTCATAGCGGTGAATATGGCAAGATAGGCTTTTGCAGATGTGGCAGATTTGTCTCCCATGAGGCAGATAGCCCATGTAAGGTTTTAGATACAGCCAATGAGAAGGATTATCTACCAATACCAGATGATTGTCAGTGTAATGAGTCAAATTGCCCATGTGGGGAGTTTTTGTCACATAGTGTTTTTGATTCATGTACCGCCAAAATATCCTCAAAGGACATAAGCATAGTCACTGATATATTCTCAAAAGAAGAGATAGAGATTTTGTATGAGAACATAAAGGCCAATAAGTCAGAGTCAACTGACGAGTATGGCAGGATTAGGTATGCCCTTATGTCAAATAGCGTAAGCCAAAAGATTTTTGATAAGTTACATAATGTTATAAAGAAAGTTACTGATCTACCGTTGCAGATAAGCAATGTTACCTATGTAGAATATAACTTGTTGTATGGCAAACCCAACCTACCAGCACATGTCGATAGAGATTCAACTGAGTTGATTCTAAATATCCAGTTAGAGTCTAATACAGATTGGGCTTTAGGCTTAAACTTTGAGACATATAGCCTAGTAGACAACTCTGCCCTGGTTTTTAATCCCAACAAAGAGATCCATTGGAGAGTCCATAAGGAGTTTAAGGATGGAGAATATGTGAGAATGCTCTTTGTAAGGTTTGGCAATCAAGAGAAACCATCAGACTATTCTTATCTTCCAGACCATCCAGATAATGAAATGTTTAAAGAAGTAAGAGAGTTTAGAGATAGTCTAAGAGGGTTCTGATAAGCCTTCGTAATACTCTGCAGTTGCTTCAATTATCTGGTTTGCTAGTTTGATAGATAGGGCATCTTTATGCTTACCCTTCAAATGATCATAGATAATATCTGCGATAATCTCATGTAGGTTCATACTTATCAATTATAGCATCATAGTTATCCACAGGGTTGACACATCTATATTGGTTTGGATATAGAAGTTATCCACAGGTTTATCCACAGATAAATGTTACTGATTATATTATTAAACAGTCTAGAAGTGGAGTGAAGTGGAGGATAGTGGAGAATGGCGCACTTTCATAGATTGTTCGTAATGTCAAATCGAAAAACCTTCCTATCCCAAACCTCCAAACCTCATACCACATATGCGCCATATTGTCAAACCTCATATCCCCATTGTAAGGTTTGGGCATTATACATGCAAAACCTTGGTTTGTCAAGTCCTTGTATGCATGATTTTGCCCATAAAAAATCTCCCAAAACCAGGGAGAAATTGTCGATAATCGTAATGTTATTTTATAAAACCAATATGAAATTTGTAGAAAACCAGGATAAAAGGTTTGTTATTCTATAGGGGGTTGTTTTGTTCTTCTTTATCCCCCGCAATTTGCGGCATTGGATAAGGCGCATTCGTAATAGTACTGTCAATGATTTCGGCGGGGGACTTAAAGAAAGGAAAGAAAGCCCTAAGAGTAACAATAGAATACAACATACCTGTTATGGTTTGAATGTCATCATGAAATATTTCGATATCTCTTTTAGAGTCATGGCGATGAGATCTTTCGCTATAAAGGTTTGCAAAGTGTCTTGGACTCATATATAAATTATACACCTAGTTTGACAAACCAAGGTTTGCGTGGTATAAGGTTTGGGGATATAAAGGTTTGGATCGTAATGTTCAGCAGGGGGAAAGTTTTAGGGGTTCGTAATGTCTTTTCGTAATAAGGTTTAGAGGTTTGTGGTTTGTTAATAAGAAGTCCCGGCCCTTTTCAGGGGTTGGGATTATTGTGTTGGTCTAATGCTTCTATACAATCCCAAAGGTCTTGCAAATCGTCAAACCCAGAATCCACAAGGTTCAACGCCTCTAGCAATAAGTCAAATGTTTCGTTAACATATTTCTCTAGTGTTGGTGTGCTATTGATTATTCCCTCAGCA